CGTCCCCGGCGACGCGGGCGCCTCCTCCCCGATGGAGTAGCTTCCCAGTGCCTCGCCGCTGCTCCTGCACAGTGAGATCGTCACCTCGCCGGTGGTGACGGTGCGGTTCTCCAGCCCGCCGAACTCCGTAAGCTCCTGCGTGTTGATGAACTTTTTGTCCGGCCAGATCAGCAGGTACGCGCCCATGCTCACCAGCTGCTTATCGCCCTCCGTCAGTGTCAGCCCCGTCCGGACGCCGTTGACGTACAGCGCCGTGCCGTCCACCCATACCGGCGCGTCCCGGCACACCAGGCCGCCCGGTGCCTTCACCGCCGCGACGGTGCCCCGTGCGGGCCTTGTCTCCAGCGCCGGATAGCCCCCGGCCCACAGGTTCTCCATATCCTGCATGCCGCCCATGGCGCTGCCCGCCCGCCGGTCAAGCCCCAGGAACCGATCCGCCGTGACCCGCTGCTGGGGCGGCGCCGTCAGCTTGGGAAAAAACATCCCCCCACCTCCTTAAAACAGGCGCAGCGCCGCCGTGACGCGGCGGGGTGCCGCGCTGCGGCAGCAGTAGTCCTTGTACGTCAGAAAGGCGTTGTTCCATTGGGCCGCCGCGTTGTTGTACCGCGCCATCTCGCCGTTGGCGTAGTGGATCTGCGCCTCCACATAGTGGCGGTACAGCTCGTCGTAGGGGGCCTCCGCCGTCAGGACGTAGCCCTCCGTCACCTCCGGCAGCGCCCCCTCCGCCTGCCGCACCTCCCGCAGCACGAAGCCCTCCGCCTGGGCCAGCCACTGCATCTTCTCCGCCCTGCTGTACTGATTGGGCAGCAGAGCGTCCACTCTGCCCAGCAGCTGCCCCGCCGTCAGCCTGTCCATGGCCGCCACCTCAGTTGGCCCGCTCGTCCACATAGCGGCGCGCCGTCTCGGCCATCATGCGGCTGTTCTCCAGCACCTCCGCCACATAGCCGGGCACCTGCACCTGCACGCCCTTCATGATCTTCCAGCTGCGCCCGTTGACGGACACGATCACGAAATTCTCCTCGTTCTTTCTGCCGCGGGGCAGAAAAATACTCACCATCTTCTCTTTCACAACGCCCTTCTCCTTTCATCGTTCCGTTTCACAGCGGGAGGGGTCAAAGACCCCTCCCGCGCCGTGTCAGTTTGCCTTGTCCTCGCCGGAGTAGCTGGAGCCGCACTCCACGCGCACCATGTACTCGTCGTACAGAATGGCGGCGGCATGGATGCCCTTCCAGCCCACGCTGGAGCGCTGATCCAGCGGATCGGCGGTACCGGAGGAGCCGCGGGGCTTCACGATGACCTCCGTGCCCTCGCTGAGATCCACCACGCCGTAAGCGCCCTTGCCCAGAAACAGGCAGCCGTACACGGCACAGCCGTCCCTGCCGCCCTCGCCGGGATAGATCACCGCCTTGTCGGCGGCGGTGACGGCCTCCTCCAGCACCAGCTTGGCAGCGGTGTTGGACGCCACTCTCACGCGCTGACCGCCGATGAGCACATAGCGGCCTGCCAGCGCGTCGACCTCCACCGTACCGCCGGTGAAGGGCACCTCGGTGCCGCCGCTCACCGCGCCGCTGACCGTCAGCACGCGGGCGTCCTTGGCCAGATCGCCGCCGCGATAGATCTTGGCCTCCGTCGTCTCCACGAAGCGCACGCCGTGGAGCTCGCCGATCTCGCCGGAGAACAGCTCCGTGGCGGCGGCGTACTGGTGCGCGGCGATCCACGCCTCGTCCTGCCGCAGGTCGAAGGCCACGCTGGGGTGGATGATGCACACATACTTGCCGTCGAAGGTCGGCGCGTTCATCTTCTTCAGCTGGGTGGCGGCCTTGGCCACCAGCTCGCTGGTCATCCTGCACCCGCTGTCCAGCTGATAGCGGCTCACCACTGCGGCGGCGGTGCCGTCGCTGTTCTTTCCGGGCGCGTAGATGACCTGATTGCCCTGCTGGATCTCGTTGCGGGTCACGGTGTCCAGCGTCAGGCCCATATTGGCGCCGTGCCGGTCGGTGATCTCCAGTACCACGTCATCGATGGCCGTCAGATCCAGCATATCGGACACGGTGGTGTAGTCGCCGTACTGCGCCAGCTCCTTGGTAATGTAACTGACGGCGATACCGCTGCCGTCGGGGGTCACACCCTCGGTCAGCGGCGTCAGCGCCTTGTCGAAGGCGCCGAACTTACGCCACTCCACGGTCTTGCCGCCGCCCACGGGCAGGCCCTTGGTGGCCGCGAACTGGTTGTGTACCAGCTGGGGCCGCGCGTTCTCCAGCAGCTCCATGCCGTAGTAGGTCTTCATCTCGGCGCTGAGACCGCCGGTGGTCTGGGTGTTCATCTCCCCTGCGAACATCTGCAAATTCATGTTTTCCATATTTCTCCTCCCTGTTTTTTCAGAATCGGATCTTCTCCCCGTCCTGTACCCGCCTGCGGATCGCCGCCAGCTCCCGGCTGGTCAGGCTTCTGGGATCGCTGCGGGTCACAGTGCGGCTGCCGCCCCGGTTCTCCGCCGCCCGGCTGCCGCCGGAGGCGATGGCCCGGGCCATCTCGCTGCGGGTCTTTTCCGCCGCGTAGCCCATAGCCGCCTGCAAAAGCTCCTGCCGGTGTACGATCTCGTAGGCGGTCTGTCCGTCCACGCCCGCCGTCACCAGCCGTCCGAACCGGGGCGAGGCCAGCTCCCGCTTCCAGTCGAAGTCCGGATACACCTGCCGGATGCGTCCCTCCTCCGCCTGCAGGCGCAGCAGCGCCCCGGCCTGTGCCTGCCGCCGCGCCTGTGACTCCTGCCGCAGCCGGGCGTTTTCCTGCCGCAGGCCCCGCAGCCGCCCGTCCAGGATCTTCTGTACACGGGCGTCGAACTGCGCCTTGTACCTTCCCCGGATCAGCTCCGCGAAATCGTCCTGCTCCCCGGCGTCGGGAGCCGCCTGCCCGCCTGCTTCTCCGCCCGTCTCCTGACCGGCCTCCTCCGCGAACGCCTGCCAGTCCATCCAAAGCTGCCTCATAGCCTCTCCTTCCCGTGGTAGGTCACGACCCCGTTATCTCCACGCACCCGGGATACGCCTGCGCCAGCTGTTCCACGCCGCACCGCACCAGTGCCAGCGCCGCCGCGCCCGCCGCCGTGCCCCGGATGTCCGCGAAGCCCCTGCGGATGTCCACCCGCTCCGCCTGTCCCGTCTCCTCCAGATACCCCGCCAGCGCGTACAC